ACACAAAGACCGCCTGTACTGTAAACCATAATGATCAATTAAAACCTGCACTGTCATAGCCTCACATTAATGTTATAAGAGGATCATGCTGCCACATGGTTCTAACACTGAGATTGCTCAATGCTAGAGTGTAGTTGTTAGATTGTTATATGCTGCAGGGTCCTATATAAAACCATCAGAGTCACTGTCAGATTGAAGCTCATCCTCAGATGTTTCGACTTCGAGTGTATTCGTGTCTCTTCCTAAGAATAAATAAAGCAATTTTGCCTTTTCTAAGTTCTTCTCTGACACAACTCCTGTGCTAACCACTTTTCTCAGATCTCTCCTCCCAATCCACTCGACTAAGTGATCCACAAACCCATCCATCAATGGATGTGATACCATAGCCAAGTTTGTTACCTCTCTGTAGTGAGAAGGTCCAAACAACTCAATATCCTCCTTATCAAATTCTGCATCATCATAATTTATTTTCAAATCATCTTCCAGCTCCCTTACTATAGAAGAGAAAGTGTCTTTTGCAGTGTCCTCGATCATCATCTCCACGATGGCACTCATGTCAAAGTTGGGGTCCAGATCATCCTGCTGAACTGCATTGGAAAAGGTGGCACCCACTTTTGCCTTTAGAGATGTTTCAGTACAGATCTTTACTATCTCTCTCATCTTATCCATGTCAAGCAAGCTTTGTGAGCTCTGGTCCTCATATAACTTTGCGAGTCTCCTAATGTCTCTGAGCTCTAACTCCTTACAGTAGACCCATGAATTTATTAGCCTTCCAGTATAATGTCTCATCACATTACATGTCTCAGTTGAAGGGAGTATATTTAGGACCTCAGGGCTAAGATCACCATCTCCAGCTGTGTATGATAATATGTTCATCTTTCTCCCTCCAGATGCACTTGCTATACTAATGTTTATAGTGGATCTATTAAGATTAAAACTCAATATCTCTTCTTCCTTCTCCCATAACGCTTCCATCTTACTCTCCACAATGTAAACAGGTGCTCCAAATGTCAGATTGGAAGCTGTTAACTTAAACTGATGCATCCAATAACTTGCACCCTTTCTAGAACCCCTAGAAACATCATCATAGTTTCTTATGCCCATGTCATCAGCCCATGCTTTTAGAGTTCTCATAAGTTCCCAAGGCCCAACATTGGACCTTACTATGTGAACTGCAACTATATTTGTGGGCTGACCAAGGTCATTGTCAACGTCAACCTGAATCTGCACACCGTCCATCACACCTCTCCACACTCCAAAGCCAAAGTAGCTGACTTTTCCCTGGACAAGTTTAGTTCTCTGCCTGACCACAAATCCACCAACCACTCCAGCACCAACTTGCTCAATTATGTCCAAGGTTGATTTGTCCCCTTGCATATATCGCTGCATAATAGCAATCATGTTTGTCTTAGTCTTCCCATCTGATTCCTTTATCTCGATGGAAGGGGTATCATAGAGAGTCTTCTGGATCAGTTGCAGCTTCATGTCATTGGAGAAAGGGCCTTGTAGGACACAGAACAAGAGGTGCTTTATAAGCTCTGCCCACATGCTTCTGTGTGCCCCACTCACATCTTCTATTCCCTTAACATAACCATTTCGGCAGAAGTTGTCTCTGATAACTACAGAGAGTTTGCTCAGTCCGGATCTTTTCTTTACTGGTGCTCCTGTCACTCTTACTGTTCGAGGCCTGATTTCCATCCTGGCAAAGAAATTCTTTATCTGGATATGGTTCAGCAATGGGCTCTTAGCAAGTGTGTCAGCAGGACAGTCTTCTAGCCACCTAACTACTTGCTTGAGCTTAGCCCATTCTAATTCAAATCCTGTCCTCCCTATCTTGGACTTTTGTGTGGCAAACCACCGGTCAGAGACCAACTTCTCTGGTGAGGCTCTTGTCTGTTGGGTGTCAAATACTACTATCCTAGTCCGGGTGGCCTCTCTCCCCCCTTGTCTCCTTGTGATTTCAATTCTCCGCTTGTCATGCACTATCATGTTCAGCTGTGCTAAGTCCTCTATGTTTGGGAACAGAAATATGAGATCTTCATTAGTCACTGTATCCCCCTCATCATAAACCTCATATTTCATCATCCTCTGCAATAGGCTATATCTTGACTCATTAAACGGTCTGTATTCAGGCTTGCCTGTGTCCTCAAAGATGGCAGCAGAAAGGAAGTAAACAGATGATGCTACAACTTTTGCAACCGCATTTCCAGTGGAGAGGGACGAGACAACTCCTGGGCTGTGTAATTTCTCAGAAATCCTGAGCATAATCTCATTTCCAGTTTTGGGTGCTCTGTATAGAACTTCTGGATTCTCATTAATCTGATCAATCCAGTCAGCAGGTATTTCCAGTCTATCCCTGAGCTGCAGGAATTTTTTCCTAGAGCCCCACTTTAGTGACGAGCTTAGTACAATGGCCCCTCCAGCACTTACACTACATCTCTCCTCATCATTGAACTCCTCGTCATCATTTCTCTGAACTACCTTCCGTAGATAAAAAGCATAAACCTTGCCAAGATTTGTCCTGGTAACTGCATTGTACAGATTATGCCTGAATCCTCCTAGACCTGCACAGAAAGGATTGTCAAGTAAGAAAAACCCAAGGCCAGGGTCCCTCCATTTTTGTATTGCCTTCTTGTATTCTCCAAACAACTCTGACACTCCCATCCCCATTAGTAGATAGTGCAATGTGCACTGGCACTGCTGGATCATGGCTGACAGTGAGAAGGTTCCCCCACCTTCTGAAATTGATGTCATCAGGTTGGAGGCTTCTTCTTGTCTAGCAACTAGAGTCTCAACCTCTGGCAGGCTGCAACTAGCAGCCACCCATCTGATTGTTGGTCGAATGTGCTGAGAGTGGAAGAAGAATTCTGAGTTGTATTCCAGGACAAAGTCTGTATTTTGTGTACTTTTTTCAGATGGGTAGATGGCCAGGAATAAGCCCAGAAGTTTTTTTACTCTGAAACACATAGTTGCAGCTACTTTGCATCTTGAAAGCAGAACATCATCTGAGGATGGGAAGCTGCATAGCATTGCACTGTCATCAGACCCTTGCATCATGTCAACAACTATTTTGCTACTCATGTCTCCTTTAACCTTCATGTCAAAAATCCTAAAGCTCAGTGTTCTTATGAACTCCTGATGTAAGGTATGCAGTAGAGATGATGTGTAATGTAGAATTCCTTGCATCATTCCTGTTGTGGTCTTTAAGTATGTGCAACCAGGGTTTATCCATGGTAGAACCTTATTCCCGTGGTAGCCCTCGAACAAATCTCTAACAAACTCATCCTCTATCTCAAGCTCTCTCCTCCCATCCAATATTGAGAGGTATTGCAGGTTCATCATCATGTACTTGTTGGTGAACATGGAACACCCTCTAATTATGATTGGGTGCCATCTGGGATGGGTGAATTCACAGAGCATCATAGCAAACTTTGTCACAAAATGACCCTGATTCCACTTTCTAGCATCATCAGAAGTTGCAGTGGTCCACACAGGGCCCTTACAGTGTGTTCTGGCTCTCCTACCATGGCTCTCTGGAATCCTCATTTTATTGGCAGGATTACATAGTGTGTCAGAATGAAAGAATCTCCCAATAGAACGAGCAATTGCTTCTACAATTGCCTGGACAATTCTCTCCTCTGCCCCGAGAACATAAATCTCTCTCAAGCCTCCATGTTGTTGCTTCTTGAACAGACATATATGCATGGCTCCTCTCATCTCAATTTCTGTCATGCAGTCCTCAAACTTTTCTATTGCCAGTGTCTTGCCTTCTCTGGCAAAATTGGCCATCTTCACTAGCAGTCTGTCTCTTGAGTATGATTTGTCCTTTACATCCTTGTAGGTGTACCATGATTCTCCAAAGTTGCTGGTTGCTTTTAGAGTTGCCAACCTTTCAAGTGTTATGGAGTTTATCTCTCTCATTATACTTGACTCTATTTGATCTCTGTAGCTCTGCCCATATACTCTACTTAACAGCAGCTTTCCATGTTCACACACTTTCTTTAGGTAACTTCTGCTAAATTCATGCATTTTAGGGTCCTCAGGATCCCCCTCCCCTAGAAACTCATCTGTGGCTGGTCTCTGATCTTCTAGTTCTATTATCTTCTTGTATAGTGCAGACAGAGATGATGGTTCTGTTTCCTCCTCCTTGTTCTTGAAATACCCATTGTAGCAGCAGCTGATAACAACTTGTAGTTCCTTAGTCATTCTACCTGTAAAAGGGTTGAACATTCCCATCCATGAGATTCTCCCCTCCCTTTTCTGCAGAGTGAAAGCACCCTTCGAAATCCTAACAATGCTGTCAACAACCTTATTCATAATAAGGACTTGTAGCTCTGATCTGAGGACTTTAGGGAACTTTTTACACATTTTGTGAGGCTTAGGAATCTCAGGTTGCGAGACAAATCCCTCCATCATAACATACCTCAGCATAGTCTGCATTTCTTCTGTTGTGGCTTTGTCTTCTAATAGAGTTAGCATGCTCAGCTTAGTCATGAAGGTGACCTCTTTGCTGGATGGGTTTCCATTCATTAGTGCCTCCTGAGCTTCCCAGACATTCAGACCATAGCATTCAGACCAGAAAAAGAATGAAGCCTCAACTAGTGAGTTTGTTTTGCATAAATTAGTCAGCTTGCTCAGCTTGTAGGACACGAAATCCGTAACTAGCAAATCTCCTGCATCCTCATGTTGTCTGAACACATGAGAGTCTGAGAGCATGTAAATGACTTTTGATTTTTCCACAGCAAAAGAAACAAAAATGTGGCTTCTTGAGCAAGTGGGTTTTATTAAGAGATATACTGCTGACCCCAGCAGTCTTTTTATCACAAAGTGGCCAGGCTTTACATGCTGCTTAACTGATGCTGAGAGTTCAGCGCCGATTAGGCTCACCATCTGTGTCCAGGAGCCTATTTGGGACTCCATAAAGCATCTGTGTGCATTAATGATCTCATTACTTCCCTCTCTTCGGATGAGAGTGGGCTGATGTATCTCTGCTGCCAAGTTTCTGAGGTTCATGTCATCTGTTAGTGGTGAATAGAGCCCCACCTCATGTTCAAACACATCTGGCTTGTCATCTCTGAGAAATGACTCGAGGTCTCTAGTGTTGTGATAGAGAGAAAACGGCAGTTTGCTCTGCTCCCTCGCTTCTTTAACAATTGGATTGTCCCTCAGCTTCTTTCCACCAACCCCTAGGGAAGCTATATACACACTCTCTGAAGCACTTAATTCTATCTTTACCCTGTGATATTTATTCCGTAGATCTGGTCGGTCAAGCTTTCCTTCTAGTGCCATCTCTAATTCAGCTTCAGGGTCATCAATCATCCTTTCTATAGAACCAAGCTGAGCCTCATAGACTATTTTGGACCATATTGATGCCATGATGGAGTCTCCATCAACATTTAAGTCAACTAGGGTGTCCAGAGACTTCCCAGGCTCCCCAGGCACAGTTACCCAAGCAGGTACCTGTACAGTGCTCTTGCACTTATTCAGAGGTCGGAACTCTCTCCCGGTGTAGTAAGGAGCGAGACTCTTCTCTAGTGCATCTTCACACTCCTGTAGATTTTTCTCCATCCTCTCTAGAGGATTCTCCATCATCCCGGCGAAAGAATCCCTAACAAGATCAGTTTGTGCTTTCTCAATCGTTCTTGTGACAATTCGTGACAAATATTCCTCATTAGGAACAAAAGTCTTGAAGCTTTCAATCACATCACGTTTAAATGAAGGGAATGATTCTTGGGTCCTCTCCCAGTCTATCTTTATGGATGAAACTATGCCTCTAAGCTCACTCTCTGCTCTTGTCAATTCATCATTATCACCTGACAGTTCAGGGTACCTCCTTTTTAATTCTTCGAAAACATCCACAGCAGTTCTGAATCTATACACCAACTCATTGACTTCCTCTTCTTCCAGAACAAGGTTGCTCCACACCCCGTCCCTGTGTACAGCAATCACAAACAGTCCAATCCTATTGTTAGATGATCTAGATTCACAAGCAACCTCATACTTTGTCAACTTGTTTTGTGCAGCCTTTCTACATCCCCCTTCTCCACCCCTGAAAGTTGTAAACTCCACTATAAAGTGGCTACCAGCCGCAGTCCTAAATATTGCATGTGGACTCAAGTGATCGAAACCATCTCTCCTCTTCCCAAACACACTATGGAACGGAACATCTGTCAATGCAGATAATTGTCCAAATGTGAAGTCATGGACAAAATTCGGCAGGTTCTGAAAGCCGTATCTTTCGTCTTTTATGCTCTTCCCAGTTCCAGACCCAATATCAAAATTATCTCTGTCTACCTCTATGCTTACACCGTCTTTGTCAGAAACAACAATATATACAGGCAAATAGGCGTTCATCAAGGTTGAATTGTAGTGCACAAGCTGGCGCTTTGTGAAGCCATCATGTAATGGTTCTTGTCTTTCTATTATGGAATTCATGATGTACACGCGCCTTTGTGT